TTTAACTATGAAATTTGCGAGCTGCGACGACGACCCATAGGGAGTTCGTTGCATTGAGTTTATTATTCGCCCCAATTTTCTTACGTCGAACTCACGTTAATTAACGTAATTTTGGCCTAAGGAGAGAATAAAAGCTGAAAATTGTTTTTAGATTCCAAAAGTTTTTTTAAAACATCAAAATTAAATAATATTCTTAATAATGTAAAAATAAAATCCCAACCAAAAACGACTCTAAAAAGTATCAAAAATTTTTTGATCGCACCCAAACACAATATATATATTTTTAACGTGAATTCGTGGAGAAAATTAGGACGAATCCGGCTGCCATAAGAGCCGGACCGGATTCTGGTTAATTATTGCATGCAGGAAACGTTATACAACAATCCTCTTTAGTTTGAGAGAGCGTTAATTACTGGAACGTTCTAAACTCATCAAACTCCAAGAACCGCCCAAGAATGTGAATCGAAAAAAAATCGTTTCATCCGAAAACCTATATTTGTCGTTTAGGACAAATATAGGTTTGTATAGATTCTTAACTCAAGGACCACGTTAGAGACAAATCTAAAAACTCTTCGGGTTTTAAATTTTGAATCTTTTCTTCCATTTCCCATTTTTTAGAGTATAAAATTCTGCCCGCATTAAAAAGATCCAATTCGATTAGATCCGATAATTCAGATAGTTCTTCTACGTTTAAAGAATGAAATTGATTATTTGTATCCCTCCATTCCGGAATAGTACTAATTCGTTGTTTGTTATAAATAGTTAATGTTTTTTGAATATTCTCTAAATACGTTTTACCGGAATCCCAAACTACATTACGATAAATAACCGTGCTTCTATAAGAATTGATTTTGGAATAAAAAGTTTGACTATTTTTCTCCAACAAAGATTCTTTTTTGCGATCTTGGTTTACTATCCAACCGGAATCCGTATATGTTTGATACTCCTCCAAGTTTCCGGCAAAGTCTTTTAACGGTTCTATCTCCGTTTCTGTCTCTAAATCTATTTTATCTTCCCAACTCTGTAGAACTCTTTCCTCTCCGGTAATTTTGTTATAAACTTTTTTGAGAACAAAATCTTGTGCTACTCCTTCTTTAATTTCTGCAAGAAACGTTTCTCCGATTTCTGGATTATAATGGAGAGAGTATACAATCTCGTGCTGGTTGGATTTAAAATTTGCCCAGGCTTTTTCTCCGATGAGTCGATTTGGATCCGTGTTGATCCAAATTACTTTCTGATTCGATTTTTCTAATATATAATTCATTATGCTACCCTCACTTTATATTTTACTGCTACGTATGCCGGGTTTGTTTCGTCGCCAGTTCGAGGCGTTCCATTTGAACCATAAGCGACTGCGTAGTCTACTGTGTTGCGAATGGCAACGCCCGCGTAGCCACCGCCACCAAGTGGACCTGAGGTAGTATTGTTAACATAATTTAGAGATACAAAATGCCCGTGTTCGTGGAATTTATCCTGTCCTGCGTATCCAACTGCGCCACCATCGTAATTTCCGCCGGATGCCTTTGCTCTTGTTCCGTGCACACCTGCCCCTCTCGCAAAAATACCACGACGATCCGGAATGTTATACGTAGTAGAACCGTCCCCAAATCCATATTCCACATTTGTAATCATCTCTCCAGTTTGAGAAGAAGTTAGATCTAAAATCGAACCGGTTGAAGCTGAAGAAACCTGAAAGTCATTTGTTGTCGGATTTCGTACATAATAATTTACTAATGCAGTAATCCCTCCCCCTGTAAAAGAAAACTTTACCAATTGACCCTCGACACATCCATGACTTGTACAACTGATCCGATCCGTTGCGGGAACGATCCCTGTAATAGATCTTTTGACTAAATTCCAAAGAGCCGAAAAGCTAGTTCTAGAAATAGATTGTCCATTTGCGTCTTTAAAATTAGAGGTAGAAGTTATGTTCAGATTATCTTCAATAATTCCACCCAAAGGGATTTGAGTCGCCAGAAAATTACTTTCTGCCAGATCGATACGATCCTTTAAATACTGATCGTTTTCATATTGCCGATCCACTTCTTCATCAACTAGATCTCCATCAGCGGGAGTGCTCTTACTCCAAATTCTAGTTTTTGCTGGATTAAATGAGGCCATCATAAACTCCTAAACAAAACACTAACAATACTTGGATTTTCCGATACATAAATCCAAGTTTTCTAAAATAACCTAGAAAATTACTTTCGGCTTTTATAAGCCTAAATAAGAATATTTTTAAATTATAATTTATGAATTTAATTTTCATAGAACCCTCACTTTGTATTTTACTGCTACGTATGCCGGGTTTGTTTCATTGCTAAGGCGAGGGTTTCCGTTTGTGCCGTCGGAGATTGGCTCTAATATGACTAAATTTGTGTTGCCTGCATTCGTACCGCCTGCTCCCATCCAATACGATCCAGCACCGCCGATGAGACCGAATGGATTGTTATATGTAAAATTATGACGATGTCCTTGCATCTGATCCTGCCCCGCATACCCAACCGGTCCACCGTCATAATTTCCACCTGCTGCCTTCGCTCTTGTTCCATGCACTCCTGCGCCTCTTGCAAAGACTCCCCTGCGATCCGGAACGTTATACGTAGTAGAACCGTCCCCAAATCCATATTCAATATTTGTAATCATATCCCCGGTTTGAGAAGACGTAAGGTCTACGATCGAGCCTGTGGCGGTAGCTGAAATCTGAAAGTCATTTGTGGTTGGGTTGCGTACATAATAATTAACTAATGCTGTAACCCCTCCCCCTGTAAAAGAAAACTTTACAAGTTGCCCCTCAACACATCCGTGATTTGTACAACTGATACGATCTGTCGCGGAAACAATTCCGGTAATCACTCGATGTACAGAATTCCATAAAGTAACAAATGTGTTTCTAGAAATTGCCTGTGCGTTCGCATCTTTAAAGTTAGCAGAAGGGGCCAGGTTCAGACCGTCTTCTATAATACTTCCGATCGGAATCAGAAAATTCGCCAAATTCATGTCAGTCGAGTCGATCCGATCTTTTAAATATTGAAAATTTTCATACTGGCGATCAAACTCGTCGTCGATTAGATCCCCATCCGCTGGAGTATTTTTACTCCAGGTTCTTGTTTTTACTGGATTGAATACCGCCATAATCACTCCTTTATCTCTTGTTCTAATATAATAAACTTCTCATATACTTTAAAAGGTTGGTCCACATACTTCTTCAAGCGATTTCGAACCGGTTTTAAATCTTCTTCTCTCGTAAACTCGGCATCCAATCCAGACCCGTTTTTTTTATATCCTTTTCGATCGCAATATTCCAAAAGACTCTCGTGCGTTTTAAACAGAGCGATCGGAAGTAATTCGATTCTAAATTTTCCCGTTCCGGCAAATTCTACATTGGTTTCTCTTGCAAGTATTTGAATCACTGAAACTCCTCCTTTATTACAAAATCATAAACTATAAGATGATCCTTATCTTTAGAAGGGAAAGTTTTAAGATATAATAACTCTCCGTCCTCGTCAAAAAGTGCTATCTCGTTAATCCCATAACCCATCATCTCTCCCTGTTTGACTGTCGTTTGAAAATAACGATTCCCGTCTGAATCAAATCGGATTTCGACCAACTTTCGGTAGATTTCATTCTGCAAACCAGTATCTCCGATCTTAGGTGGTCTGGGAATCCCTCCTTCCAATCCTCCGATTCCGAAAGCGATTTCATAAGGCCGAATCTTAACCCTCTCTCCAGACAAAAGAGTGAACCCATTTAAGGACCAACTCCCGTCCAAATACGGAGTACGAATGGACTCCCCATACAACCTTCCGCCTAACGTAGATATTTCGAAGCGGTATCGAATGATCGCCTTTACGCCTCCGGAACGAATTTGTGCAATCGCTTGATTGAATTCCGGAACTACAGGAAGTTCGTCGACAGAACCTGTAAAAATTAATTCAATCGTAGCGGGTCTTTTTGTACTTCCAGAAAGAGGATATTCCCCATTGAGAGTATACGTAGCATCCAAGAGCATCGGAACACCTCCGTAACAAAGCTCCTTGATTTCGTATAACGTTCCCATTCCAGCAAGTATTTGAGATCCGATTTCGTTCATCGAAAAAATATCACCCTTCGATTTACGTTTTTGACGCGCGATTGAAAGAAAGATCTTATAACGAAAATCGTCCATCCCGTTTCGCGGCTGTTTTAAATTCTTTCCGATCAAATCTAAAATGGTTCCGCTTTGAACACTATAATCCGTAATTCCTGAAATCGATTCCAATACAGAACGGACTTCGTTTAACAATTCAAGTTCCACTTCCCACTTTTTAGCAATCGTAGAATTCGGGTCTCTCGTAAAGATCGAAGAAGGGTATTTTTCTAATACTTCGTTTAAGTAAGTCATATAAAATTCACCTGAATGTTGGCGGTAATCAACTTAGCACGTTGTCTGCTATTGATTGGCAATACGTCTTGTGTGGCCGGAGAAGTTTGACCTACCTTTACGATCATGGATTTAATTCCTAATACCTTTACGGAATCGAATTCCTGAAGAGCGCTCTGAGCTGCGATCAATTTCCATGCAAACACGTCTGCACCCGTTCCTTCTCCTTTATAGTAGGTGGAAGTAATCGTGTCCACTCCTCCTATCACTTTGATACAATTCGTTTTTACAACCGACTCGGAACCCTGCACCCAAAGATTTAAATCTCTTACAATATCAATTTTTACATAAACAAGAACGTCTGTAGGTCTATTGAAATAGTACGTTCTAGGAACACCTTTATTGTCAAAAATAGTAGTAAGTTCCAAACCGTAAGATTCAATTCCTCCCGGCCAGTTTCTTAAAAAAACTTCTCCGATTTCTTCAGAAGAACCTCCTTCTATTACGGCTTCCATAGAATGTGGCGGTCTTCCGTCCATATCCGTAAAATCGGTGTTATTCTCATACACGATCGCATTGAGTACTGAGGGAATGTTGTTCAAAACACCTTGAACGTTTGCAGCGGAAGAACCTCCGTTAACTCCTTCTTGAATGAAACGATTCAGATATTCAGAGTCCGTTTCTATTGCACGTCCACCTCTAGACGGTTCCGGATTAGTGACTGAATCGATTCCACTGACCGCCGTATTAATCGTAGTGATCGAATTGGCATTCACGTTTCCGTTCACTCCATAAGAAATTTCTAATGCTTGTGCATTCAAGTCTACGTGTCCGCCAGATAAAACTCCGGATTCGATCGTGATAAAAAGTAACCCATTGCCGGTTTGACAAATGACTCCGACTGGAACTACCGCACCATCCATTCCAAAAAATCTAAGAACAACTATAGAACGTTTAGCCGGTTGACGTTCCGAACCGAGAGGATTTAAAACCCGATCCAAAGAAACACCGGAAGCGGTATGTGCAAAATTAGAATAAAATACTTTTTCTGCAAGCTGGTGAATCTTATCTAGTTCATCTGCTAAAATCCTCATACGAATTCCATCTTCACTAACAATAGAAAGATCTATATCCCCGCCCAAGCGAGTTTTATAACCTTCCTCTAATTCTGATAGAATCTCTTCTCTACTTTTTCGAATAAAACCTTGTTCACTGACTCCTGCCATTATAATTCTCCCGTAACAATTCCATATTTTGTAATTGCAGAAAATTGAATATATACTCCCCGACTCGAACTTTCTTTCTCTATCAATTCCACTTTTTTGACCGAAACGGTTTCAGGATCTTTTTGGATCGTCTTTTTAATTTCCGTTAAAATCCTATCCCTAGAAACTTTCGTGGAAAATATAGTTCCCCAATCCACTCCGTTTAACGGCTCGTATATGGACTCTCCCAGAGATAAACGGATCGAATGCCTAATTCTTTGGGAATAATATTCTAAATCTTGAATAATCACGGACCGTCCTCTGACAAATACCGCGTCTTTGTTTTCTATCTTAATTCCTTTCATCCTAATTTCACCTTTCCAGAAAGTAACTGCTCCACTTCCGATTTACGAACGTTAAGTTGAGAAACTACCGAAGCCGCAAGTCCCGCAGGCGAACCGGGGATCGTATTGGTAGTAAACGTAGCAGAGTTATTCAAAAACACGTCGATCAAAGATTTAATAAACTCTACTAGAGTTTCACCTAACACAGCCGATTCGGTCAAGTCGGCGATACCACCTTGAATTTTGATTCGGTCCTCGTCTAGTTGGATCAAAGACTTACCTTCTTTATGGCCGATTACAAGTCCCGACAAATTAGAAGTGGTAGCAGGAATATCAGTTTTCCCTTTATAACCAGTGACCACACAAGCGCTTTGAAGATCAAAAAGAGAATCCGAAGCAACAGATTCGATTCCTCGAATTGCGTCCGATATATCGTGTGTAGAAAACGAAACCCAAACTTTGTCTCCTCGTTTGTAATCAGGTTTGATATAAAAATCTCCGGCCCAGTACGTGCCGACTCTAATACCAGACAAAACAGGAAAAGACCTTTCTCGTCCGGAATCGTCTTCTTTTTTTAGAGGAATACGAACGTTAGCTGTCATCTCTTGAGGCTGAAAAGATTCTATAATTCCAGGAAGACCAATTTGTATCTTAGATACATTGTTTTGAATGGCGGCTAAAATAGCTTTATCTAAAGTCATACCGGCTTTACCTCTAATTCTGAAAAACAATCTGTATTCAAAGTGGAGAACTTATGTTTACCACTAACGATTCTACATTCCGAATCGAGTCCTCCTCCTTTTACGGATACGATCATATTCTTCTTAAACTTATGACGAAAGAGACTGGTCACCTTCCAAGTATCTTGACCTTTTTCTGGAACTCCTATCAACCCGGAAGAATGATCCAAAAAAATGACGCTGTTTTTTTTAGAAGGATCGAGAGAATCAAAGTGAATCTGACCGTCTTGAAACCAATATTGAGATTTTGTTAAATTACAAAAACGGCGAATACAATCGCCTAACTCCGTATTGGCGCTGAAGTTCACTATTTTATTGATTCCTAATTGAATCCTTCCGGGTTTTAGATTTCCCTGATTCAGAATATCCATGATCACGTTTCTTGCAGGAAGATTTGTGTACGTTTTCATAATATACGCTCTCGTCCAAGCGCCCGCGCTTCCGCTGATCTGAAACTCCAACTTTTTATTGGTTCCTTCTTGCTTCCATTTAGGATGAATGATTTCTCCGGAAACCACGAGTCCGTTTTCGTCCTTGTAACCTGCATTTAATAACGCCGAAGGATATTGGAATTTTTTTTCCTTCATCTGAGCGCTTACAAGACGCAACGTTTCTTCGTTTACGTTATACATCGTAACCTGAGTTAGATTGAGTCCGTCCAATTCGGTTTCAAATTCGAAATTAAAAGGAGGATAACAAAACTCTTTTGCAACTCCGGTCGTCGGAAGAATTTCCAAAGAAACAGTACGTCCAAAAAGTTTAGGATTACCGATCATTGTTTTTCTCCTAAATACAATTTTACTCTGGAACCAAAAGTTTCCAAATTCACAGGAATGTTTTCAAACTCATCCTTGTAGAGATCGTCGAAATCCAAAGGAGTTAAAAGAATGGAACTATTAAAACCATCCACTATAATATGATTTAAAGGAACGCCGTATAACAGTTTAGAGGCGAAAAGATCTTTCCCGTCCTGATCTCTAACCAATACAGTAATGAAATCACCTTCTGTGTTATGCGAGAATTCAAATTCGTATTCCGTTTCTTCGATTGTAAACGTATAACGAATCGGGAATATATTCTGATCAATCGGTAGATATTTGAATTCCTTCATGTAGTATCAATCCTCGTTAATTTATTTTTTTGGTCGGGGTTCCAGATTTTGTTTGAGTCTGTGTAGTTCTTTTACCCACGGATTTAACCGTATTCAATTGTCTCGTCTTTGCCTCCGCGATCACCACAGGAAACAAAGATAAACTCAAAGATACGTCGTTTCCAGTCTCTTTAGCCTCTTGAACATTCATATCTCCGATCAAAAGATTTGGAATTTCATCCGTAGAACGCCCTAGATATCTTTTATCAGGATCGTCCGGTTCCACAAAACGGAACAAAGATGGTAACATAGAAAGAATTTTAGAAATAATTCCGCCGGTAGAATATCCAAGCAACGTGACTAACGTTCCTTGAGACTGCCAACGAACTAAAGTCTCTAATTTATCGTCCACACCTTTTACGCTTAAGGCCAACACGTCCTTCGAAGACGAAAGTAAAACATTAAGCGAAATACCTCTTTGACCGGGAATCACGTGATCTGCGATCGAAGTCATTCCTTTTGCCTTTTCTACCGTATGACGAGTAATCTCCACTGGATAAGAGTGTTGAATACCTAAAGAGACATTCAACTCCACCTCTTCGTCTCCGTCTGTAAGTGCGATCCTATCCCTACCAGTTAAAATTTTCATGAAACCGCCTCCGGTGAAATACCCGCCCCGAGCCCGATTTTAGTCGCAATCTTTTCCAATTCCTTTTCTAAATAAGATGCAAATACATTCGCGTCTTCTTTTGTAGAAGCAGAACCTAACACTAAATTGGCGATGTTTATGTTAATTGGATTACCTCCACTTTTTGACTTAGATCCGCCCAATACTCCTAAATCTTTTACGGCTACCAAATTGTCGTCTGGGTGAAATTGTACAATCTGGCCTTGTTTAGTAATGAGTGCATCGTCAACTTTTTTTACGTCATTGGACTGATTAGAAGTAATCCCAAGAACTTTCAATAACTGTAGCGGAAAAATTCCACCTAATTTCTTTTGAATCTTCGATCCTAGTTCTCCGAGAGAACTTAAAATCTTTCCTGGAAGAGCTTTGAACCAATCTATTAAATCCCTAAACATTTTCTTAATATTCGCAAAAGGTCCTAAAAATTTACCGATCGCGGATTCACTTCCGGTAAACCATTTGTATAAATCCTTAATGACCAAAATGATGATCGCAATCATAGCGCCTAACGCAACTCCGATGGCGATCCACACAATCCAAGGAGCAATCGCGATAAAACCGGCCGCCGCCATACTCAATAAAGAAGGAATCATAGCTCCAAAAGTAATTCCGGAAGTAACGATCATCTGAGCGGCAATTGCTCCTAACACCCCCACCAAAATACTTCCAAAAACAATCAATACGTCTTCCATATATTCCGAACTTTCTCCGCCGATCGTAAAATAATCGATCAAGTCTCCGATCACATTCAAAGAAGGAGTTAGAGCTTCTACGATTAAAAGTCCGAACCTTTCCTTTAATCTTTCTATAGTTTTATCAAACCTTTCTAAAATTACGGAAGCGTCTTTAACATGAGATCCATAAGTATTTTGTAATATACTATTTTCATTTAAAGCCTTAGAGATTAAGTTTTCCCTTGCCAACCTTTTATCAACGGCAGACATACCGGATTCGTTTATCTGTTTAAACTCGGCAGAATAACTGGAAAACAGAGCCCCGTTACTTTTTAAAAAATCTTCGGAACCGTCTTCAATTGCTTTATAGGCCTCTTTCATAGAAGAAGTTAAATCTTGATTCGTAAGTCTGGACACTTTTTGGAGTCCAGAGAGATTTTTAGAAATAAATTCAACCGAAGCCCCGGCTCTGATCGCCTCGTTTGCGGCTTCGGTAAGTTCTTTTTGTGTGGCCAGTCCTCTAGAAGTTCGTATGGTATTATTGATTGCGTCTTGTAGTTTTGGAAATTCGTTCCCAGAAAGATTTTTCAAAACTACAATCTGTTTTTCTAATGCAATTCCTGCTTCAAAAGAAGGGGCAATGATAGAATTAAAAATATAAGAACCTATCTGAGCAAAACCTTTAAACGCAGAAGAAAGCAAAGCCGCAGTTCTAGCGCTGGCATTGAGTTGAAAATCCAGTTTTGCAATTTGCCTTTCACTAAAACCCGCAGACTTTGCAATGCTAAAAAATTCATCTTCTAGTTTTGTATTTCCTTTTAATTTAGAATATAAACTAGTAAGATTAGATTCAGTCGTTTTTAAACGACTGGCAAAAACAGATAAACCGGATTCACCTTTTACAAAATTCCGAACAGAATCAGCCAAATCCTTCCAAGACTTAATCCCTCTTTGAGAAGCAAGACTTGTGGTGTCTGAAAAATCAATGATCCTTGATTTTAGTTTTTTCAGATCCTTTTCAATTTCAGAAAAAGTATCTTTCGAATCCACATTTATTTTAATTGTAACATTTACTTCTCGCTCTGCCATATTTTTTATCATCCAATCTTATTTTATTTTTATCCAAATTATTTAAAATATTATGAAATTATTAAAAACTAGAACCTTGAATTACCTTGGCCAAAAATTTAAGCTCTTCCGCTTTTTCTTCGGCTTCTCTTTTTTTTCTTCTATCTACCACTTCCATCATTTTCATATAAAGAACGGTGGACGCATTTTCGAGTTCTTTAGTCGTAAAATGCGCCGCACCTAAGATAAAAGGTTTCCAAAAGAAAAGTTCTCGATCCACTTCTTCATCAATCCACTTCATCCATTCTTCGGCAGAAGGATTTTCTCCAAAATCAGTGAACCTTTTATTCCAACTCCCACTTAAGAAATCGGTTGGCTATATACAGCCACACCTCCACATGATTTGGTTCAACTACGTCTAACGTAGGTTCAAAGGTATGTTCTACAGGTTTTACACAAAACTTAAAGAACTTATCTAAAAGTTTGTCCTGATTTAATCCTTCAGTAAGAGAAATAGATTCCTGTCTCCAACGAAGCGCCTTTCTATTGCCTGGGTGTTGAAGTTTATATCTTTTACCGTCCACAAAAAGGATCTGAGCGACCTTGGCGTCGTCGTCTACGGTTTCTAAAATGGGCTCTGATGGAGTTCCACTCTCTGAATCATTCTTTAACTTAGAATATTCTATTTTCTGAATATTTGAAATATTTCCTATACTTTCTGCGCTCATGCCGTCAAAACTCCTTTATAGTCGGGAAGAAGAAATACCCAGGTTTTGTCTTTATATTCCTTACCTTTTTCTATGTTTGGTCTTTCCCAAACTCTTCCCTGTGCGGAAAAACCGAGCATTCCGCCATCGCTTTTATCCTTAATCGTAAATACGCAAGGAAGACGTCCTTCGCCCATTGTAAAAAAGAATTCGTTTTCAGGAGAATCTCCCATCAGGACGATAGACAACTTTACTCTTCCATCATATATTTCCGAAATGTTCCAATCGCCTTTGATACCTACTTGAGAAAGTATGTATTCTTTAGTTACCGGTTCGATTTTAAAAAAACCGTCCGCTTGACTCATACCCGACACATCTCTTCCGTTGCAGTTAACGTTTAATTTCTTTGGATCCCAAATACCGTTCATTCCTGATTACTCCTTAAGTTAATTCTCCGTCTATGTCGACTTCGTTGATCGCTCCTCTTAAACGACACGAAAAAGTGACGTTAGGAAGAACTCGGTTGTTCCGATCGTTTGTCGGAATTTCGTCTATCGTATCTGGTAGATTGATTTTATACTGATAATCGCCAAGATCGGATCGTGTTTTATCTGCATCCGTTTCGACCGGCGCAATGATACCTTGAACCCCAGCTTGAACAAAAACCTCTCTCATCTTCGCTTCGATCATCTGAATTCCTTGAATTGTATAAGGTACAACGTCCGAGTTCAAAAAAAGACTTGAGATGTTTTCTTTCAGACGGGCTTTAAGCCAAGATCGATTTTCGACCACGTCCGCGTAGACGTTCCCGGTAGAAATTCCTGGATAAGGAACTTGTTTTCCTCCAAAATCTACGATCAGATTTCCGTTTTCTGAAAATACAGAACTTACTTGTGAATTCGTATAACCAGAATTCTCCACTCCATCCAGAGGCAAATAAGCGTAGTTATACGAACCAACTCTGCGAGGAACAGAATTTCCCACCCAGGCGGCTTCTGGAAAAGAATCTGGAGTTTTATGAAGGGTAATATACTCCCAGATAGAATTTCTTCCAGTCAAAACGTTTAGATCGTCAGTACACGCAAAAAACATCTTCTCGATAGAAGCGAGATAATCACCTAACACGTGTATGGTTTCTTTATCGTGAGTGGTTGCTATAGTTTTAAACCAAGAGTCTTTACCAGAATTCCTAAGAGCGGAAATTTCGATCAAAGCAGACGACCAAGAAGTAAGCAGAAATACCGCAACCCGTTTTGGTCGAGGAGTTTGTCTGAACATCTGTGCGGCTTGAATGTATTCCTTATCGGAAGAGGTAAAACCTAATTCTAAAAGATCATCCGAGGAAGAAATTTCCATATATCTTTCATAACTCAAAGCGGTTTGTGCAAACGCAGAAACAACTCCGCTCCCAGAGTTTGCCACTTCGGTTACCTCTACGATCTTATTCGCTCCCGCAATATTTGAAATCGACTCAGCCGCTAATTTGACCTGATGTGCGGTAGACGTAGCCGCCCCGTTTGCATCAGTAGAAACGTTAACCGAAATTACATAAGGATCGTTTTCTGTACCAGTTCCAGCACGAACTACGCTAAGACTGGTATTGTTTCCCGAAACCACGTATTTAACTTGTATAAATACGATTCCAGTATGTGCAGATTTCCAAATAAGCCCGCTGGAATTTCCTGAAACTTGTAGAGAATAGGTCGGTTCTTTAACTCCTAAAATTAAAGGTAGTCCGAATCCCATTTGAGAAACCGGAGTATTTCTAAGAAATAGATTGATACTGATCGGTTCTATTTTAGAGACTGTTTGTGCGCTCATACTTCCTCCTGATATTCAACCGTTGGTGCGCTCGCGGTTGATTCGCCTTGTTGTTCATTAGTTTTTCTTAATTTAAATAAGACGTCAAAGCTAACCTTATATAGATAACTTCCACCTTCTGTTAAAACGGTTTTGTCCTGTATGTTAGGCAAAGTTAAAACCGGGGTCATCCCAAACTTATTACATTCAATCGTTCCTTCTTTTGAATCAAACCAGTCCATCGACTTTTCTGAAAGTTCCCAGCAAACCACAATGGAACTATCGTGTATAAATGTAACGTTGATAGATACGCTCTGGTTAATACGAACGATTTCTTTAAAACTGGAAGAATCTAATTTCTCAATCTTTCGAGAAGCATTTGACATAGGATCTTGAACCAATTGAAAAACCTTATACGTTCCATAAGGATAAGAGGGCGGCAAAACTGTTTGATCCGCAAGAATAAACGGAATAGATCGCCCCACACCTGCAACTATAGAAATCATTTTTTCCATAATAGATTCAATATATTCAAAATTCATTATTTACTGTCACTCCCCAGACTCAAACCCTCCCAGCAGGGCAATTACATTCAAACATAATTAACGTGAGTTCGACGTAAGAAAATTGGGGCGAATCGCTCGCAAATTTCATAGTTAAAATGGCTCACGACCGCGCTTTTCGCTCCAATTCCTTCGGA